GCTGAATCCTTCAATTGCATTTTTCAGTTCTTCAAAATCCGTTTTTGCCTGCCCACTAAAACCGCGCATTTCATCCATCACCATCTTTTGCGCTTCGCCAAACTCAACTGCTGAAATCCTGCCAAGCCGGTACATTTCCTTGAGCTTGTCTATCTCACGGGTATATGCACGGGTCGGGTCGAGCGCATCTTTAACACGCTCGACTTCTTCATTGAATCGTTTCTGATATTCAACGGTTTCTGCAATACTCTTCCGGCGCTCCTCATCGGCTTCAGCTTGATCCGCATTGGCTTTATTAACCTGCTCCTGGGCGTCTACCTGACCAATCAGCCCTTCAACGATTTTCTTCTGGGTATCATTGAGTTTGAGATGCGCTGCCTCATATTCAAGCAAAGCCACCTTGCCAAGGCCTAATGTATCTACCTCGCGCTGCAGGCTTTCAACAAACTGCCTAGCCGCGTCCGCATCAGAGTCGCGCTTCGACCATGAATTGTTACTATTTTTTTTTGTATTTAAATCAGGCTCGGCAGCCTCGTTATATCCTGAAGCAGATTTCCCCGCGTTTTTCAATTTATCACGGCGCAAATCCTCAAGTCCCTGCAGAGTCTTTAACTCTTGTTTGGCTACAGCTATTTGTGCTTCTAATGTTTTTCTATCGCCATATACAGCGTCATTGATTTTATTAGTTAGACTTTTTTTAGGGTCAAGATTGTCATATGAGGCTTGTAGATCTCGCAATCTTTTTGCCGTCTGAGTAATTTTTTTTCCAATTTCTTCTTCTTGTGTATTTAAAGCATCAAATGCTCCAATAAAACCAATTCCACTTGATGTTTTCCATGCTGTTATAACGTTATTAATCCCTGACAACAGTGGGCCTGCAAGAGACACCCCAGCAGCTTCTGCTTTTGTTTTTAATAAATCTAATTGATCATTAAACTCTTGAGCTTGTTTAACAGCTTCTGGAGTTACTCCAGAGAACTCCTTGCCAGCAGCTATCTGCTTACGCAACGCATCGCCCCCCTGCAGAAGGGCGGGCAGCAATTCCGCATAGCTCCTGCCCAATACCTTATTGGCAGCTGCGGCACGTTGCTGCGGATCCTCGATATTGCGCAGCACATCGGATAGTTGTATGAAGGCTTCGGTCGGGTCTTTGGCATCGATGCCCATCTTCTTCGCAGCATCCCCGTTCTCTGCCATGAATACTGAAAGTTTGTTGATGCCTTTTCCCAAAGCCTCAAGGCTTGTATCGGATTGCGCGGCAACCAGCTTAAACCCGGCCAGTGTTGAAGCTGCCACCCCGGTACGGTCGCTAAGATCCCCCAGCATGTCCAGGGTATCGATGCCGCTTTTCAGAAATGCAGCAAACGATGCTGCACCTATAAGAGGGGTTAAAGCACTAAGAGATCCGTTCAACCCACCGGCAATACCACCTAGACTATTAAGACTACCTTTGACAGAGGCGAAAGCAATCTTAGTTTCATCCCTGGCACTGATTACTATTTCGGCTTTTTGGTTTGCCATTGAATTGCCTAAAATTGTTTAAAAAATTCAGCCGGGGAACTTTCGGCAGCTTCCTGTTCTTCGCTGTCCTGGTGCCCGTATTTGGGCATAAAGTCATAAGCCTTGAATGGCTCTGAATCTTTATGCCTGTTTACATTGGCAACGGTGCTGGCAATAATGCCGCCCACCATATCGTTTCGTATATCCCCCCACGGCCTGATCGAATACTCGTGCTGCCAGAATCCAAACTCTTCAGCAGTCATCGTATGCATCAGCTCATGAAGCGTTCTTCCTAATGTTCTTGCCAACAGCAGCGCAAACTGCAAGTCACGCTGGTCATTTACTTTTTTTTAGCAACGTCCGCATCAAGGCCACATAAACGCTTTGCGGCCTTGAACAAAACCAGCGCATCATTGAAATTTGTGGCGCCGAACAATTCCCATTGCTGCTGGGTATATATCGCATCGCCTTTATCATCGACCACTGTTTTGCTTAACAGCAAAGAGAGATCTATGCGTTTGGCGGCAGATTCCATAAACAGAATTTCGATCCGGTCACTCAGCATCAAGCCTTGAACCACAACATCACCGCCCAAAGAAGGGACTGTGACAGTTTCTTTAGGCAGTATCGGTACGGGAATTTCAGATCTGTTTAGTACAGTCATGATTAGCTCGCATACACTTGAGGTTTACCGAACATCGTGATGACCACGCTGGTTTTCACAACATCCTGTGCGCCGCCGGTCGGCAGGCCTGATGCACCGACGTAGCCGTTGAACACCACCTTCTGCCCGTTGGCAAAAGTGAATCTGACTGCGCGCTGCGCTTGGTTATCGGATGCGGCTTTCAATGCAATCAATCCGGCATCTGCAAGGTCCCACATCAGATCCATAGTGAAAGTGCCTGGCGATGGTAAGCCTGGGATTTGCTTCTTTACATTGTCATGAATGGTGGTCACATCGATAAAATCAAAATCACCGCCGCTGGCATTAACTGTGGTTGCTGTGGTCAGACTGGTACCGAAGGTGATCTCCTGGGCGGTACCGCTAGTGAAGGTTTCAAACAGCGTGGTATCAAGGCCTTCCAGCTCAAACGTGTCGGTGGTGACGCCGCTTACACGGGCCACGACACCGTCCAGCTGATACATTCCCTGAATCGCCAGCAGCACATAATCACCATTTGAATAACCGTGTGACGCCGCGGTGACAACGCCCTCACTGGCCTTGGTAATTGCTGTGATTGTCTTTGCAGAAGCTATAGCAGACTGAACTGCCACCGCCACGTTACTCCATTTTGAAACAGCCATGTTATAGCTCCTTAAAGTGAAACATCAGGTGCTTGCGCACGTGTGTAATAATTTGCATTAAAAGTAATCAACGCCTGCCCGGTTGGTAATTCAGCCTCTGCATTCATATCAACCTCGGTACCTGTAAGCACCACATCCTTTACCAAGCCACCAAGGGTGTTACTGGATGCCACCGCCACTTCAACTTCCTTGATCATCGTGTCCAGCATGTCATCAAGATCGCTTGCAGCTTTGGCAACTGCCGTTACCGTGACTGTCAGATTCCGCTCCTGCAATGGGTTGAAACCAATATCGACAATCGTCACCGTTTCATCACCGGACAACACTTTCAATGCGGGTAATTCATTAGCTTCCAGCTGCACAACGCGAGACTGGTACACATGGTTTCCGGAAGTTACCAATCCAGTAACCACCAGCGCCAACGCCTCCCTGATCTGCTGCCTTAAATGATTAGCCACTTTATGCCGCCTTCGTCAATTCAAGCCTTACCAGTCCGGTACCATCACGCTCGATGGTCTTGATGGTGTAACTGGTTGAATCAAGAACCACCGACTGTCCTTTAGCTGCATTTGCAAAATCCACCGCCTTCGCAGTAATGAATGGATTCGTGCCTGCGGCACCAAACTGCTCTGTATACTCGTGGTCGTAAATAACCTTTACTGTCGTTGACCCGTTATACAAAGCGCTGATAGCGAACTCATCGGTATTAAAAAAAACAGCCAAGTCCTCTACCATTGCCATGCTTATTTCTTCTCAGCTGCGGCTTTCTCAGCTGCGGCTTTCTCAGCTGCGGCTTTCTCGGCTGCGGCTTTCTCGGCTGCGGCTTTCTCGGCTGCGGCTTTCTCGGCATCCAGATCCACACCAATAGACTTAGGTAATTTGCCATCAAAGCCAAACTTCTCGCCATTTTTGAAAGTGACTGTTTCCAGAATTTCATATTGGTTTTTATCGCCTAACTTCTTAAGGCAGTGCGCCCGATCAGAGGCTTGCGCCTTAGAAAGGGTAAGCACGCCACCAGTGATAGACACGGACTTACCTGTCACAATGTATTTCATGGTGGCGCTCCTTAGATAAGTGTGGTTTGAACAGCACCTTGCCAGCGCCCGTAGCCAACGTTGCGCCAGGTATCGATACCAACCTGGATCGCATCGTTATCAAATGCGTACTCAGAATTCTCATCCTTTACCTTGATTTCAGGCTCTGTTTCTTCTTGGCGAATGAAAGGCTTAACACTGCCGTCCGTACGAACGGTGATAAATTTGTCAGTCCAGCCAGCCGCTGTTAAGCGTGGGTTGACTGCTAATTGAATATCCCAGTCTTCAATCGCTTGGGTAGCCGTGCCAGCAACACGTGACAGAGACAATGCCGCACGCGCCGCATCTGATAAACCAATCGGCACCATCACCAGGAATGATTTCGCAGTCTCGTTAATTGGCTCACCGACATCATCCACAAACGTGAACATTTGTGAGATTGATTTCAGGATCGCTTGCTGCATTTCTTCCGGGCTAGGCGCTGCAACAACGCCATGTATAGCTGCCGGTGCTGCAGAAATATCAAAATCAATCTTATTGGACTGATTGCCGCTATCGCCTTCAGCGTGATCGGTATCAAAGAAGTATTGGCCGTCATAGCACAATTGGCTTGCACCGTTCACAACCAGGGTACTCAATAAACGTGCATAGTGAGTATCGCCACGTTCAGCCAACTCATTGATGCGTGTTTGCAATTGGCCCGTTTTATCCCGGCGCAAATCTTTAATTTTGATGTCGATTGTCGCTTCAAAATGCTTGTTAACAATTTCGATACCATTTTCTGTAAAGCCTTTGGCATGACGACCACCCAGCCATTCACGTAATGCTGGCGGTTGTCCTAGCCAAAAATACTCTTCACTTGATTGATCAGATAGGAAATAGTTAGAAACACCATTTACCCAGCCCAAGCCATTTTGTGCTTGTAGCGCTTCGAAATACATGCCAATGACGGCGCGAGATGTAATTTTATCCATGACTGGCTCCTATTTCACAAGTGCTGAAAGTTCATTGATCTTCACAGTCAGCTCTTTAAAGTTATTGTTTAATGTTGCTTGGACGAATGAGCTGCCAACATCGCTTACAGTACCGTCTGCGGTACCTGTGGTTGAGTCTGTCAATGCCGTTACTTTGCCAAGACCTGCACGGCCCACGTCAAATTCGACGATGCCAACACCGGTGGAAACAAAGCGCAGCACACGGCCAACTACGGTATTAGTGCTTGCAGTCAACGTGAAGGTATCGTCATCAGATGCGTAAACGGTTTTTCCTACATCGGTGATTGCTAGGCTACCTACTGCCAATTGCACACGGCCTTTAACCTTCACCCGTACTTTCACAGCGCCGGCATCACCGCCGGTGTTATCAGCTTTTTCTTCAGCAAACCCAAGGAATGGATCACCAGCAACTAATGGACGCGCATAGCCGGATCCATTGTCACCAACAGCCGCACCCTCATAGATGATGTCATTGGCAATCACGCCGACATCATTCAGATCGCCCAACTCGTATGATCTGGCAACATTTTTTGCAAGCGTAGTCATACCGATCGCACCAATATATGGCATACCCTGCACCAGATGCTCAAACATTCCTGAGAGTACGATGGATGGTGTTTGTACATCAGCGAATGCAGAAAAACTGAACGCGGCGACCGCAAGCGATGTCAATAAAATAATTGTCTTTTTCATGATCTAGCCCTTTGCTTTGCCGGCTACTTTGACGCGGCCAGATGCCACCGCTTCTTTGTATGCCAGGAATGTTTTGAAGTTATTTCCGTACTCACCGCGTAAATCCACACTTGCATCCCACTCAGCTTTTGCTTTAGCTTCCACTGATAGCTCAGCCTTGGCGGATTCTTCTGCAGCCAACGCAGCTGCGTCATCTGGTGCGGCAGCGTTAGCAATTGGTTTTGGCGCACTATTAACCAAAGCAGTTACCGCCTTGGCTTGCAGTTCTTTCTCAGCAGCAAGCACTTTTACAGCAGCTTCTGGACCTGTAGTTTTTCCATCGAATTTAAGGGTTCCGATCAATGATTCGTGGCCCTTTATGGTTTGTGCCTCCACGTCTTTGATACGGTTTGTCTCTGCACTTGCTCCGGCTTCGAAGCCGGCAACGCGGCCTTCTTCTACCAGAGCAGCACACAGGGCTGGATGCGCTAGGCGCAGTTCTTCCAGTGTCATGGTTGTTACTCCTTTGGTTGAATTAAGGGATGCTGTCTCTGCTTGTTGCATGCCAGACAGCGTGGCATTT